AATGCAGTAATTGTTATTGTACCGTCACTTAAACTACCATATGTTATTGTGCCTGTAGTCGTTATAGCAGATGAACCATTATCTATCGAACCAAAACCACTTGTTATACTACCACTATTTAATGCTCCTACAGTTGTTGTACTTGAACCTATGTAAGTATTTAAAGTGGTTAAAGCAACTTGCTTCATTGTACCATCATCATTAACAACTATTCTATCTGCGTCAGCTAGAGTTACACTTGAAGCACTTGTATCACCATCCATAACATTTAATTCAGTGGCTGTAGAAGTCACACCATCTAATATATTTAGTTCTGCTGTTGTTGCTGTCACACCGTCCAACAAGTTTAATTCAGCAGGTGTAGAGGTTATTGCTGTGTCACTGTCTGCTGCTAAAACAGGTAACGTACCACTTTGATTAGGCAGTTTAATTGTTCTGTCTGCAGTTGGGTCTGTAATAGTTAGTGTTGTTTCGTGGTCATCTGCAGTAGCACCCTCAAACACAATAGCATTAGCTGCGTTCATCGTTACAGTGTCTACAACTGTCTGTGTTCCAGTAACCGTTAAATTACCACCTATTGTTACATTACCTGTTGTAGTTACTGTATCAATGTAAGCATCCTTAAAGTACAAAGACGATGTACCCAAGTCAACATCACTATCTGTAACAGGTGCAATAGCACCGTCTGCCATAGTAAATTGAGCAGTTCCACCTGCAGTAAACGCCATTGTATCTGTGCCACTAAAAAATAAACCTTGATTAGTATCACCTGTATTTGTAATTGAAGGTGCAGACGCAGAACCGTCAGGAAGAGATACTACTCCTGCTACTGTAACAACTCCATCAGCTAAAGTAATAAGGTCTGTATCATCTGTGTGACCTATCGTTGTACCATTTACTATTACGTTGTCTACTGTAAGTGTAGTTAGTGTACCTACAGATGTAAGATTAGGCATAGCTGTTATTTCATCATCAAAGTATGCAGATAAGTCAGTCACAGCTACTTGTTTCATTGTGCCACCATCATTTAACACAACTCTGTCTGCATCTGCAACGGTTACACTAGATGCAGATGTATCGCCATCCATTATGTTTAATTCTGTTGCAGTAGAAGTTACCCCATCAAGTATATTAAGCTCTGCTGCTGTTGAAGTTATAGCTGTGCCATTTAAATTAATAGCATCTGTATGAAGAGTACCGTCAAAGTAGCCATCTTTAAACTCTAATGAAGATGTACCTAAGTCAACATCATTATCAGTTACAGGAGCAATAGCTCCATCTGCCATAGTAAACTGTGCTGTGCCTGCCGCACTAAAAGCTAGTGTATCTGCGGCACTAAAAAATAGTCCACAGTTTGTGTCACCTGTATTAGTTATAGAGGGTGCAGAAGCTGAACCATCTGGAAAAGTAAGAACGCCACTTAAAGCAGTAGCACCTGTTACGGTTAGTGTACCTGCTATAGTGGCGTTTTCATCTACATCTAATGTATCTATGTGTGCAGTACCATCAAGATATAAGTCTTTAAACTCTGCACTTGATGAACCTAAATCTATGTCACTGTCTGTTACAGGTAATATAGAACCATCCTGTATACGTATTTGTTCTACTGCTGTAGGAGTACCATCAACACTTACTTGATTAAAAAATCCTACTCTATTATTACTTGTATCTACAACAACTTTATTAAGAGCATCTACATCAGCTATAAGTCCTACATACGCACCTTCAGTAGACGAACCATCGTGATTATGTCCACCACTAAATGCAAATGCTGCTAGTATATCATTAAACTCAGCATTTAAAGGTGCAGCTTTAACTACGGCACTTGCTGTAATATCTGCTGTACTTTGTCTTGAATAACCTGCCATTTATCTTACATCTCCTGTGCCGTATGTGACTGTATATCCTTGTACACTATGACTTGGTTTTGTATCGTCTGTCACATATTTAAACGATACTGATTTACCTGACCCTGAAAAATTAGAAGATTCAACTGGGGATGGATTACCATCAAAAATATCTGTTGTATCAAATATTGCTATGTTTGTTCCGCTATCATAAAAAGATGCAGGACTATCATTATCTATTGCTATATTACTAGGTGTTAAAACATTTGTGCTTTCATAATCATAGCTAACACCTAAGTTAATTGTATGTTCACCCTCTGCACTTAAATAAGTAGACACACTATAATAATTTTTTCTTTGTTCAGGATTATCCATATAAATAAAAGGTGTTTTGTATATGCTTACTATATTATCTGTATCAAATGCATTACCTGATTCTTGTCTAAATACTTTACCTGCTGTATCTCCGTGTATAATAAACTCTTCTGTTTCTATATACCCACTATCTACACATATACATGATATTCCTGTAAGCTGACCAAACTCAAAACTCATTTGTCCTTTGTATTCTCTTAAAGCACCTATTAAACCACTTGATGTTGTAGATGAAAATATGTATCTAAATTGTGACTTGGCTCTAATTATTACAGACGATAGTGTATCTAAATTTTCATCTGCTATTAAATTTTTAATTGTTTGTTGTATATTTTTAGATACAGTTTCAAGATTAACATCACCAATTTTATTTGTACCACCAATCGGTCTAATACCATCTGGTGCAAGAAATAATAAATCACCACCTAATTCTATCACACTATCTGTAGCAAGGCAACCTAAATTTGAAGTAACTGTTTCTAATCTAAAATCTGAATCGTTATTTCCTACAAGTCTTTTTATTTGATTTTTACCAAATATATAAAGTACATTACGAAACTTTTTAATAGCTACTATTTCAAAACCTACATTTATTTCATCTGAACCATTAGCAACATCAAAATCTGTTTCTACTGTAGGAGCACTAAAAGTTAACATACTTGGTTGTGCAGGGTCTCCTGCTATAAATAAATGCCTTTGAAACTCTTCTGCAAATTTAGGTTTGTATACAACACTAGTACTATCATCATCAGGGTCTGAAAGATATGTTGCACCTGTTATTTGTGTATACGTACTTCCATTATATGTAGCTGCAGGATTAATACCATCTGTTAAAACTATTTTAGGTGTACCAAAATTAATTTCTGTAAATCTAACTTTACTTACACCTGTCATTGTGGGTGAGCCACTTGTACTTACGGCTGTCCAACCTATAACTGCAGGTGCAGTACTTATTGTTGTATTTGTAGAAAAACTATCGTCTGATATTGCACTGCCATTTGTAAATACTGCAGATGGTAATCTACCAAAATTAACTACAATAGTATTAGAACTTTTAGATATTAATGTTCCTGTTACACTTGTAGCAGTATCAGAATCTGCTGCACTTGTTCGTTCTGTTAATGTTTCTCCAACTGTTAAATCAGAATCTGAAGCTACATTAAATTGGTAATAAAAATTCCAATGATGTAAATAATTATTACCTGATGATGGTTTTCTACAAGCAAATATACCTTGATTTATTCCGTTAGCTACTGCTGCACCTAATACAGAACCTGTTCCTGTTACCGTACCAAAACTATGTGCATATCCGTTTATTTTTCTATATCCGCCTTCTAAGTTAGGTTCATAATTAATTAATTGTGTTGCAGCACCTGACGCATCTTGTCCTAAAGATAAAACATCTGAACCAGTATTTAATCCACCTCTGCAGACCGCTTTAAATGTAGATACTGCATCTGCCATTTAACTACTCAAACTTAACATATTTGCAGAAGAATACCTTGGTTTAGTAATCATAGTAGATCGTATTGCAATAGGGTCATCTAATAAAAGCCTACGCATAGTTTTAATACCATCATCAAATTTTCTTTGGTGAATTTGAGCACTCTGTTCATTAGACCTAAATCTCATCATATATACCATAGCACCGTCTATAATAATATATTTAAATCTATCTGGTATAATCATAGTATCACTAAAAGAAGATAGATCATCTGGAAATTTATAATATACATATTCTATTACATATGCAGCATCGGGTATAGGTGTCACACCAAATTTTTCTTCTGCTGTTTGATATACAATATTAGGAGAACTACGTCCTCCTGTTCCTGAAGAATCCTCTATAGATTTATATTGTTGTATATATTGTTCAAATGGTATAACTGGCAAAGCTCTTGGTGTATTGCTTGCACTTTCTAACTCATTTAAATAAAAAGTATCCCAATCCACACTAGCCATATCAGATTCAAAATCATATGTTTTTGTACCTGCTGCTAATGTTTTTGATTGGGTTACTTTAAGAAACGGAAACTGATGTCCGTCTTGTAAAATCTCTCGTATAGAACTGTTTACAGCATCTTTTGATATAGCTTGAATATTTTTAGCTGTATCAAAACCATCGCCTGTAGTAGTAAATGTTACTTCATTTAATCTACGTAATAAATCATTGCATAAAGTTATATATGTAGTAGCCATTCACTGTCCTTTATTGTAAGTAAGAGGGCAAGTTTCCCTGCCCTCTCATGCTTTTAGTTTAAGCTAGTAAGTCTCTATCAACTTCTGTAGCTTTGTCTACAGCACCATGATCGTTACAATCTATGACTGTAGCATAGACTCGTAATCGTCCTGTGGCTGCGGCAGCACCTGCAATAGTACAATCAATAGTATCGGCAGTTCCGATAAATTGAGTGTACGTTGAAGCAGCACTACCTACAACTGTGTTGGTTTGACCGTTAGAACCTGCAGCACAGTAACCTGTTGATGTAATGTCAGCACCATCAATGATGTCATCACCACCGCCAAAGTCCATGTCCAAAGTACAACTTCCAGTAAATGCTTTCATTACTTCAGCACCTGCATTAAGAACGAGTGTTCCTGCAGGAATCTCAAGCATTTGAAAAACATCTCCATCAGAGATACTATTACCTGCTGCTATAAGAGCATCAATATCTAAATACTCTTGGATTGTTCTAACCATATGCGTACCTGCATGTGCAGGTAAGGTAGCAATAGAGTTAGCACCAACGCCAGTGGTGGATTTAGCTGTTAAATCAAAAGTAGCCATGTTTATATCCTCCCTTAACCTGCGTTATACTTGGCAGTTACGACAGCTTCAGGACGAAGTATCTTCCTACCATACAAATGCATACCCCGGACAATGTCTGCAAATGAGTCAGGGTCACGGTATGTCTCAGTTTTGCTGAGTTGTTCAGCCGTTGCAACAGCAGAGCCATGTCCTGCAACAATTACACCAAAGTTAGAGTTTTGGTTAGCAGTACCTGAAGTACCTGCACCAGTTCCTACTGATGGTAAATTGCTTGAAACATAAAGTCTGAATCCTGCAAGGTTATTAAGAACAAGACCGTTTTGTAACTTTCCTGCTCCACCAAAATCAGCGTTCATTAGCTTGGAGTTTTCATCACCAAGTAGCTCCATAAACACAGGGTCTACTACTAGCCACCTGTCTTGTGTGTCTACTTGCTGTTGATTTAACAACCTAGCCATACGATTAACAACAACCATAGGTGTAACAGAAGCAGTACCTACAGAAGTAGCTCCACCTGTTAGATTAACTACAGGAATAGAATGATCTCCTGCAGAGGATGTTGTAATACTTCCAAATGAATCTTTACGAAGTTTCATAGAAGTTAGAAGTTCATCTGAACCTGCTGTTGATACTGCTTTAGTACCATTAACTTGATCGTTTACAGTACCTGCAACAGCATTTAATGCAGATTGTTTATACCCTGCCAAATAACCTAGAACTTCTTGGTCGTATTGGTCAGCTAAACGATATGCAGCTCTGCTAGTTGCAAGCTCCATAAAGTTTACATGAGAATGAGCTTCTTCAATATCGTCCATCTTAAAGGCATAGTAGTTAGCCTTATCGACAACAAGTTGAAAATCCTCATCATCAAGGTCTTGAGCAGTTACTTGAGTACCTCTAGCATACTCTTTTACTGAGATTTCTGGTTCTTTAATAATACGAACCGTATCTCCTTGCCCTGATATTTCACCGAAATAATCAGAGTTGGTTATATCTCCAACAACAGTACTTTTGCGAAAAGCAAGCTGTACCTGTTTGGAGTAGATTATTGGCGAAAAATTACCATTAGGTAAATTGCCATAACCTGACGTAGTTTGAAAAGCCATAATGTTACTCCTTTAGCTTTAATACAGATGCAAAGTACAATTTATTGTAGAGGCTAATTTAATTAAGGTGCAAGTAAAAGTGTATGCCTACACAGTTAAATGGGCTTAATCTTGTTAGGTCAGTCTAAAATTTACTGAGTTTGCCGATTTGTAATATATAAGTTGTCCATTTAGGGGTTATATATTACTATAGATACTTGTAGTTATATCTATAACTTATTAAATGTCAATAGTTTTTTATCTAGCACTACCAGATATATCATATATAAATTTTCCACTGCGAATAGCTTCCATTATATTATCAACATTTTTTTCATATTCTTGTGATGACATTTTATTTACAACCGATTCTTTTAAATACGACTTAGTTTCATCTGCTTGTGGAGTATTTCTACCGCCTTTTGTATTAACAGATTTTACAGCATCATCTGTATTTAATTTCTTCTTACCAGTTATACCCATATCTGCTTTATATAAATCTATGGCTCTAGCTGCAGAACGTGCATCTGTATCATTTTCATATAAAGCATCTTGCACCCACTTAGGCTGTTCATCTGCCCAATCGTGAAAACTATCTTCATCCTTTATCTCACTAAAATCAGGATGTAGTTTTAATAATTCAGCTTCTGCTTTTTCACGTGTAACATTTTGTTGCATTTCGTCAAGTGCTTTTACACGTTCATTTATAGAATCTGATTGCTCTCTTGCTTTTTTAATTGCTATGGTTTCAACTATTGCTGCTACATCGGGATATTTTGATGCCCATGCTTCTATATCTTCTTCAGATTTAGGCAACTTTATTTCTTTTTGTGTAGCTTCAGTAAGCTGTCTTTTAAGATCATTAAGTTGTTCTTGAACTTCTTTATCTTTTTCCTGCATATGTCTACGCAAATCACCGTAGCGTTTCTTAAAAGTTTTTTCCTCTCCTGTAACTTCTGGTTCTGGTTCACTTTCTTTAGCTTTTTCTTCAGTTACTTGATTGTGTTCTGCAATTAACTGATTTAATTCTTCTTCATCTTTTTTTAATTTTTCTTCTTTGCTTCTTCTGGTAGCTAATGCCACCTTCTTTACAGGTTGTGCTATTTGCACTGGTGTTTCTGTTGCTTCCGCTACTTGTTCATTCATAGTTTTCTCCTTTTGGGGTAACTGTAGTCCACATCATGTGGGGAGTTAGTTGCCAATGGGGTGTTGTGTTATGGGTAATTTCGTTTCATTAAACCGCCTTTTTTAAAGCCACCGTATTTTCCACCGCCTTTATATACATCTTTAGCTTTAGACTTTTCAATATTTGATCTTGCCTTAACGTAACTTTTGCCACGTTCTTTTGCAGTTTGTTTATCTCTTTCTTTCCTACGTTTATCTCTTCTTCTTTTTCTATCTTTTTCATCTGTAAGTTTTTTAATATTTGTTTTTCTATCTTCTGTTTTTGCCATATCATTACCAGATAATAAAGAACCTTGTAGTTTTTTAATTCCTTCATTTATTGTATCTAATTTAGTTTGTTGTTTTTCTTGATTAGATTGAAGAGCTTTTGCTCTTTCTAATGCTTCATCTGCTTCCTTTGTAGTTTGTTCTAAATCTTTAGCTGTTGACTCAACAGTTGCAGCCTGTGCAGCTTGAGTATAAGCAGGGTCAACGCCACTACCAAGACCAAATATATTTTGACCTTGCCTTTGTCTTTGTGCGTCTGTCATTGATACATTTGGTAAAGCTTGATTCATTTGACTAGACATATCAAGTTTTTGAGGTTGATTAATATTAGGTGTTGTATATGCTCCTACTCCTTTGGGTGTAATACCACTAGTATCTCCTTTTAATACTTGTTCTGGTACTAGAGAATCAGTTTCTCCACGAAAAAGGTCAGGAGGAGAAGAAAAAGAATCAAGTGTTTGATTACTTGGTGAAGGCCGTGGTGTAGTAGTACTAGTTTCTGTTATGTTTGGAGTTTCTGCTTTTCCCATAAACATTTGATCTTGAGAAAGATCAGCACTACGAGTAGGAGATGAAAATATTGTACCTGTTGGTTTTTTAGAATCTGTAAAAGGTGCATTTCCTTTAGTATCATAAGTTATTT